GGGAGATATGACAGATGGGTATGTTGTAAATGGTACAGATATTATTTTTGATTCTGCTCCTCCAAGTGGTTCTACATATTTCATCATTAATATGGGAACTCAAATAGCTATTGGTAATTCAACTACCTCTACTATTGCTGATGAAAGTTCTGATACTACTTGTTTTCCATTATTTGCTACTGCTGCTACAGGAGACTTGGGATTAAAATCAGGATCAAACCTTACATTTAATTCTGCTACAGGATTATTATCAGCAACGGCTTTTTCGGGTGATGGTTCAGCATTAACAGGAATATCTGCTGGAGCTACTGGTGGAGGAAACGATCAGGTTTTTGTTGAGACAGGTCAGACAGTAACAACATCTTATACTTTAACTTCTAATAAAAATGCAGTTACAATAAGTCCTCAAATAAACTCAGGTGTTACTATTACTGTGCCATCTGGGGCAACTCTTGTTATTCTTTAGTTATGGCTTTAAACATTAACGGTACTACTGGTATTTCTGGAGTTGACGGATCAGCGTCTGCACCAGCTTTACAAGGCTCAGACAGTAATACAGGAGTAAGCTTTGGATCTGATACTGTCAATATAGTTACAGGTGGATCGACTAGAGCAACAGTTAATTCGTCTGGAAACGTAGGTATAGGTACAACAAGTCCAGCTACAGCTATGCATATTAGAAATGCAGACGACCCAGTAACAATAACTTTACAAAATTCAGATTCAAATACTCCAACTGATAGCGGTGGTGAAATTATATTTAAAGGCACAAAAGAAAATGGCGATCCTGTATTTTTTGGGGGTGTAGGTGGGCGAAGAAGAAATCAAGCATCAGATGTAACAGGTTATTTAGCACTTTATCGACAAAATGGAGATGGATCTAATAATGCTGTTGAAGGACTGAGAATCGACCACAATGGGAATGTTGGGATTGGTAATAATGCTTCATTCCCAGTTTACACCCATATAAATTCTAGAAATTTCATGTTAGGTACTGGAGGTGAATCTACTGCAATTCAAATTCATAGTTCAAGCACTACTTATGGTGGTATTTATTTTGGTGATGTAGCAGATAGAACTGATGCTAATTCATATATTGGATCTATTGAATATAAGCATGGTGATGATTTTATGAATTTTAGAACCAATGGTGCAGAACGTTTAAAAATAAACAGCTCAGGTGGTTTTGAGCATACTTCTGCTGATAATACTGCTTACAAAGTAAGTATTGCAGGAGCGGTTAGATTTCAAGTGGTTCATTCTGGTGGTGGTAATATGGTTCTCTCTAACCCCTCTTCTGGAAACGTCACCTATAGTACATCCTCTGATTACAGATTAAAAGAGAATGTATCTACTATAAATAACGCACTTACAACTGTAAAATCATTAAAACCTTATCAGTTTACTTGGAAACATGACTCAACAATAGCTCAAGGATTTTTTGCACACGAAGTATTAGAAACAACACCAAACTCACAAGCTGCACTGGGAACTAAAGACGCTGTTGACTCAGAAGATAATCCAATCTATCAACAGGTAGATTATTCAAAACTTGTGCCTTTACTTACTGCTGCATTACAAGAAGCTATTGCTAAAATAGAGGTGTTAGAAACAAAAGTCGCTGCACTGGAGGCTGGATAAATGAGCAAAATTAAACTAAACGCAACATCAGGTGGTGGGTCAGTAAGCCTACAAGCACCATCATCATCTAGTAATAACAGAGTTATATCTTTACCTGACATTGCAGACGGAACGCTTGTTACAAGTCAAAGTACGCTTGACGCAACAAAACTTTCTGGCAATTTACCCGCTATATCAGGGGCAGCCTTAACTGGAATTTCTGCGGGGATAACAATGGCGGATACTTGGATAATAGATAGTAACTTTTCTGTAAGTAGTGGTGAGGCATTTATTACAGCTAATTGGAAAAGACAAAGCACAGGGCAAGCTGCTGTTGGTGTAATTGGTAGTGCAATGACAGAATCCTCTGGAGTTTTTACATTTCCTACTACAGGAATGTATTTGATAACAACAAGTTTTTCTGGAGAAAATGCAGGAAATTATTTTGGTATTAAAACAAGAGCAACTACCGATAATTATTCATCAAGTGAGTTTTCAATTTGTTTTTCTTATACTTCAACTTCTAGTTCAAGTCAGTATTATGAGGTAACTGCACAGGCAATATTTGATGTTACAAATGTTTCAACCCATAAAGTTAAATTTAAATATGAATCACATGCAAGTGGTTATATTAATGGTCATGGTACAGACAAAAGATCAGGTGTTACATTTATACGCATAGGAGATACTTAAAATGCGACCTACACATATTGAAGATTATTTAATAACAGTAAGAACAGGGCAATGGTTTGGTTGGTCTGACTCTTCTAACAAAATCTATTCAAACCTTATAGTGCATGATGGTGGCTCAAAACCAACAGAATCAGATTGCACTAATGGATTGAAAGCCTTGCAAGATGCTTGGGACTTAGAAAATGATTCTTATAAATCTAAAAGAAGAGCAGAGTATCCCTCAACTCCAGAGCAACTTGATGACATCTATCATAATGGGATAGATGGTTGGAAGGCTACAATTAAAGCTATCAAGGACAAGTATCCAAAACCATGAGTGAAATCAAAGTAAATTCGATAAAAGGGGTTGGAGCATCAACGGCTGCTATTACTGTCAACAATACTGATGGAACGTGTACTGCCAATATTACTAACAACCTAAGTAATCGTAATTTAATAATTAACGGGAGTATGATTATTGACCAAAGGAATAGTGGAGCTTCTGTTGCTGTTGGCAATAACTACGTTATTGATAGGTTTAAATTTCAAAAAGATAATGATGGTGCTGGTAATTGTCAACAAGTATCTGACGCACCAGCAGGATTTAAAAAATCGCTAAAATTTACTGTAACAACACAAGATTCAAGTTTATCCGCAGCACAATATATGTATGTTAGGCACATTATTGAAGGTAATAATTTCAACGTAGCAGATTTTGGAACTGCCAATGCCAAATCAGTAACTCTTTCTTTTCATGTAAAGAGTTCACTAACAGGTACTTTCAGTGGTGCTATTTGGAACAATGCTTTTAATAGGTCTAATGTTTTTACTTATACAATTAGTTCTGCTAATACTTGGGAGAAAAAAACAATAACTTTTACAGGAGATACAAGTGGAACTTGGGAAACAGGTACAGCTAGGGGTTTAAATATAGGTTGGTCTTTAGGATTAGGCTCTAATTATTTAACAGGAACTACGGGGTCTTGGCAAGGAGCAGGTTTTATTGGCTCAACTAGTTCTGTTAATGTCATAAATACAAATAATGCTACTTGGCAACTTACAGGAGTTCAATTAGAAGTAGGCAGCGTTGCAACAGATTTTGAGCATCGTAGCTACGGTCAGGAGCTTGCTTTATGTCAGAGGTACTTTTATATGCATGCTAGTGGGGCTGAGGCTAGTGCCAGTAATAGAGCACCAATAGCCACAGGTGCTATGTATAATTCTGGTGATTGGAATGGTGTCGTTAATTTTCCTGTAAAAATGAGAACATCTCCATCTCTTTATAAAGTACAAGGAACTGATTATTTTATAATTTTTGGTGATGGTGGTAATAATACTTGTAATAATGCTGGTTTAGATACAACATCTCCTCAATCTGGCACTGTAAACTTATCGGGTGGACTTGCTCAAACTAGTGGAACTTCACATTGGGGAGTAATAAACAACGATTTAGCTAGACTAGGATTTCAAGCAGAACTATAATCATGGCATTTCCAACAAATCCAATTTACAAACTTCTTAAAAATCTTCAAGGAGATGTATGGGCTGTAACAAAAGATTGTGGTTCATATAGACTTGACATTCCATTTGTAGAAGATAACACCGACTACCAAGAGTACCTTGAGTGGGCTAAAACTAATACAGCAGAGGAGGCTGACTAATGGGACTAACTAAAACACAATCAGGTGGTCTTGAAGATCAATCTGTAACCCTAGCTAAATTAGAACATGGTACATCATCTAATGATGGTAAGTTTCTAAGAGCAAACAACGGAGCAGATCCTACATTTGAAACAGTCTCAGGTGGTGTAAGTTCTGATGGTCAAAGAAATACTGTAGCTGGAACAGGTGCGGGAGCTAGTTTTAGTGGCACGGATGCTAATGACAACAGTTTGTTTGGACAAAATGCTGGAAATAATATAACAACTGGTGATGAAAATACAGCGATTGGACTTTTTGCATTAGAGGATACAACCACTGGAAGCACTAACGTGGCCGTAGGTGATTCAGCTTTGCGAAGAAATACTTCGGCTTCTAATAACACTGCTGTGGGGAAAGCAGCATTAGCATTAAACACAACTGGAACTTCAAATGTTGCTTTAGGTGCTTTAGCTTTAGATGCAAATACCACTGGAAATAATAATACAGCATTAGGAGAACACTCTTTAGGAGCAAACCAAACTGGACAATATAACACTGGTGTTGGTCAGGGTGCTTTGTTTAAAAGTACAGCAGATAGTAATACTGCTGTTGGTAATCATGCTCTATTAGAAAACACAACTGGAACTAAAAATACAGCTGTAGGAGCTACTTGTTTAGACGCTAATACAACAGGAGATCACAACACAGCCGTAGGTATTGATGCTTTAGGAGCAAATACAACTGGAGCATCTAACACCGCTATGGGAGATAGAGCTTTACAGACAAACACCACAGCAAGTAACAATACAGCTGTTGGTTACAAGGCTCTTGAATTAAACACAACTGGAACAAATAATGTTGCTGTTGGTAAAAGCACAGGAGCAACCATTACAACAGGTGAGAGAAATGTTGGTTTAGGTAATAACGCATTAAGTAGTACAGGAACAAATATTGCAAATAATGTTGCTGTTGGTCATAATACTTTGGCTTCTACTACAGGTGGTTCACATACTGCTTGTGGAGATGCTGCTTTATATAGCAATACATCGGGATCTGCTAATGTTGGTGTAGGAAGAAATGCTTTATTTGCAAATACAACTGGATCTGATAACACAGCCGTAGGTGTTTTTGCTTTAGATGTAAGCACGACAGGAAATAATAATGTAGCTATTGGTAGAGATGCTTTAGGCCAAAATACACAAGGTAGTGATAGTGTTGCTGTTGGAAGAGGTGCATTACAAGCGTTTACAGGCTCAAGTAGTGTTGGCGGTTCAGTAGCCGTAGGTAGAGATAGTTTATATTCTTTAACTACAGGTGAAAGCCATGTAGCAATTGGAGAAAATGCTGGTTATTCAGTAACGACTGGTAATAATACTGTTGCGATAGGTAAATTAGCACTATATGCCAATACAGGAAATGATAATACTGCTGTTGGTCATCAATCTTTACAAGCGAACACATCAGGCACTAATAATGTTGCACTTGGAAGAGATGCTCTAAAAAACAATACAACTGGAAGCTCAAACGTAGGTTTAGGAACTAACGCTTTAGATGCAGTAACAGATAAAGGTAAAAACACAGCGATTGGATATGGTGCATTAACAAACAGCACACAACAACAATGCACTGCTGTTGGTTATAACGCTGCCGCAAGCAACACAACTGGATATATTACAGCCGTTGGACATTCGGCTGGTGATTCACATACCACAGGCGATCAAAATACCTGTTTGGGTAACAATAGTATGCAAGCTGTGACGACAGGAAGTTATAACACTGCTGTGGGACAAAATGCTTTATATTCAATGACAACCAGTAGCAATTGTGTCGCTGTTGGAAGAAATGCACTTTTTTCAGCTACAGGAGGAAGCAATACGGCTATAGGTGATACTGCTTTAGATGCTTGTACAACTGGAATTAGAAACACTGCGGTTGGTGCAATGGCACTTACTGATGTAACAACATCAGATACAAACACTGGTTTAGGATTTGTTGCTGGATCAGCAATAACTACAGGTGCAAATAATACTTGTTTAGGCTATCAATCTGGTGGAAGTGCTTCACCTTCTGGAAATATTACAACAAGTGATAATAATTTTGTTCTCGGTAATAACAGCATACAAAATTTATTCTGTGCTGATACATCAATTTCATCTTCGGATGCAAGAGATAAAACAGATGTAGCTGATTTCAGTATTGGTCTTGCTTGGATTAATGCACTAAGACCAGTAACTTACAGATGGGATAGAAGAACTTGGTATGGAACTGATGCAGAACCTTTTGGTACACCAGATGGATCAAAGAAAAGACAAAGATTGCATATTGGGTTTTTAGCACAGGAAGCACTTGCAGTAGAACAGGCAAACGGTTATGGGTCTTCTAATGATGATTCATTACTTGTAAATCTTACTGAGGATGGTATGAGTTATGGAATGAAATACGAAAGACTTGTACCAATACTTGTAAATGCAATAAAAGAATTATCAGCAAAAGTCACAGCCCTCGAAGCAGGGTAAACTGTAAACAAATTTATTTCTAAATATGGAAGAAAGAACCGCAGATGAAATCGCTAAAATTTATTCTGCTGCTAGTGATAGTGTAACTGTCATTAACACCGCTAAGATATCAGATGAAACTGATGCTGAATACAAAGACAAAATCAAGCGTAATGTAGAACATCTTGAAATCATCAAGGCCTATAAAAAGCTTGATGGAACAACTTCTATCTGGACATCTGAATCATTTACAGATATAGATAAAGCTATAACTGATGGTAAAAAAGTGTACGAATAATTATGGAAGACTGTTTAAACGAACTAATTGCTAAATACGAGCAACAGCTTATTGAAATTCAAAAAATGAAGCAAAAAGCTAAAAATGATTATGAGATAGCTTGTAAAAATGAAGATAGATACCAAGGGGCAATCATAGGAGTTAAAGATGCACAGGCTCAATTATTGTCTACAAAAGCACAAGAACAAGAAATAAAACCTTCTGACGCAAAAAAATAAAAATCTAACGCTTAGATTCTTGCATTTGTCTTGTCATAAGGCTCATAGTGACATACAAAGGCGATAATCCTATAATTAAAAAAAGAACTGTTATTGTCATCACTGACATAGCTCTAATTATTGCAAGTTTTATCATGTTTCAAAAAGTAGCTAATGTTTTAAGTATTGTCTCTTTTGTTATGGTCACATCTATTTTAGGTGGTGGCTACTTCGGTTACAAGTATGTAACATCTGAGCAATTTAAAGCAAAAATAATGAATCAAGTATTAGGTGAGGTAAAAGGACTTTTACCTAATGTAATGAATAATTCATTACCAAAAACAACAGGTGAGTCATTGCCTATACCAAAAAAACTTGGATTCTAATTGGAAATACCAGAAATAAAAATACCAGAAATAAATATTCCAAATATTCATATTCCATATACTTTTTTACCTAATTATGACCATTCAAATATTGAAGTCATAGGTTGTAAATATTATCACAGAGATACTAAGAATACAGGTAATAGAAACTTGCTGATAGATGATCCAAGAGGTGTTACTTCAGACTGTCCATTTCCAAGTTTTTATCCTCTTAATTACCAACCAGATCAATTAATAATAGTAGAAGAAGCTGCACCTGTTAATAAAGAACCTGATAAATTACCAGAGGGCAAACCACCTCAAACAGAAATACCAAAAGAAGAAAAAAAAGAAGATGACTATAAACCTTGTCCACCTAAAAATGCACCATTTAGGCAAGGCGATTTTAAAAATGAGCTTAGGCTTGAGAGGCTGTTAAAATGGGAGCGTGGAATAGACTCTTCGTGCAATGCGGTCTGGGAAAAAGTACCTTTCATCGACCAATATATTCCAGCTCCTAGCGTGGTTGTCTCTACTGCTTTTATTGCATCTGTGGCTGCGACTACTCCTATTATTTTAAATCTAGTAAAGCCTATAGTTAAAAACTTAATAAAGAAACTGACAAAGAAAAAAGATAAGCTACAATAAATAACACAAGGAGAGTACGGCATATTTGGAAGCACTTCGTCTGCCACGAATCACTGCCCTTTTATTATCCCTTGTACTAAAGAATAGTTAACATAACTATTACGCTAGTGGGCTAGCTTAAGTAACTAACTTAGATGTGACCGCATCTATCTCTGACAGGAGATTATGGTTAGTTACTTTTTAATTTATGTGTATGTGGTATAACTTGATTTGGTGGTACTGTTACTTTTATCCCTTCACAAATCTCTGCGTATTTTTTGATTTTTTATATTTACTTCTGTTGCTTTTAAACATAAGTCAGGTGCTTTACCTAACGGAATACTGATCTGTGCTGATATTCCATAATTCAAGTTATAGTTATCCTTTTCAAAACGTGGTGTCTCCTGTACATATTTTATCGCTCCAGTATCTTCGTCATAAATATTCTGTCTAGTAACGTATTCTTTGGGTCGATTAAATGACCAAGCATCTGTTACATAAGGAGTAATTGTAAGGCTAGGAGAAGAGCAGACAATACCTTGTGACATACGAAATTGAGGAGTGCTTTGCGGAGCAATCATAGTTGCATTATTATTAACTGTTCCCTGAGCATTTGAGCTAGGAGAAGCAACAGTTGTATTAGCTAAAACCCTTGTAGGGCAAAGGATTAGAGCTATTGCCCAAAGGTAGTTTCTATAGTGGTGGTTGTAGTTGTGTTTATTGTGCGATTTATTTGGGTTATTGTGTCGATGCCTGGTGTCATTACTGTCTCTACCAAACTGAAGGGCTGAGACTCGTTTACGATCTTCCATCTAGGCACACCTTCCAATGTAGGACTCGTATAAGAAAAATTAATTCCATTTACAGTTTGTGTAGCTTCTGCTGTTGGTATTGCATTAATATATCCATTTACATCAGCACTTTCAATGTTAGTTCCACTAACACCAACTGAATAGCCTGTTCTATACTGATAGCTCGTAATAGATTCGGTTATGACAGATTGACTTGTAGAATTTGTGGTAGAACTACCACTTCGGAAGGATGGGACGACAGGATTTGCAAGGGTTTTGACAGGAAATAATATTATTAATAGCAACCAAAGTTTTCTCAATCTATGGTTATCTGAACTGTAGTTGAGCCTATGCAACTAGAACCTGATCCAAATGCACCACTACAAGTATGGACTCCTGATGATAAAGAAGTCATTGCTCCACTACCTAATGTTCCTCCAGAACCTATAGTTGTAGCTCCCGAAAGATGAGGTAGTGCTGCTATGCCTGATGATGGAGTGACGGCTGATGGTGTTGCGTCACCCATAGTTACTGATTCAGTAAGTGAGAAAGCTGACCCTGCTGTGGTAACTGCTTTATCAGTTTGTACAAGAGCAGGTACACCTGCGGTTAAGCTACCTACATTCAATCCTCCAATGGCATTAGAGGTGGTTGATCCACCAGATGTCACACTAGGAGTAATATTTGACCCGCTTAAGGAGTAGGTCGTGCCTAGTTTTTGGGTGGTTACGAATGGCATATCAACTGAAATTTGGGCTGATGTGACGAATTTCTGCTGAATGTCTGCATAACTAGGACTTGCAACTAATAGCAATAATGGAATTAATTTTTTCATGCTTTTGGTTTTGTAGGTTCAACCTTGATAACATCAGGTTTACTTGTAATTAGTTCTATTGGTTGTCTTATTATTATAGTTTGTTGTCCACTAGCGTTTGTATTATTAGTTGCTTCTCCCTCTTTCTTTTTCTTTTTAGCACCTGTAGCAGCACCAACAGAAACACCCCATCCCGCTAGGATGTTGCCCAGGAGACCAGCCGCAAAAGTCGAATCCACGCGAGGTTGGTCTGGTATATCTAGACCAAAGAGTTTATTAGGCAATTTTATATATCCTAAAGATAAAACTATTAAACACCAAGCAAGTATAGCTCCTTGTGCTGTAGTGCTTACTAAAAACATGATTTTCTCCTGATAGTCAGGCTTGTCATCATCTATTTGTTTATTCTTTTGTTGTGATTCTTTTTGGGTTTCTGTTGTCATAGGCTTTTTCTGTCATAATAGACATATATAGAGGACTAGTAAAGTGGTAGAGGTTATTGCAGCATTAGGTGGGGCTTGTCTTACAGCTTGTTTTGTCTCTGTTGGCTCAATGTCATATAGAGGTAGACAATCAAGAGATGATCTCGTGCGAAATACAACAGCTATAGAATTGCTCACAGATAAAATAGAAATTATGCACGATGATATGAGAGAAGTATTCCATCGTTTAAAAGAAGTAGAAATTAAAGTAGCAGAAATTAAGCCAAGACGTTAAAAAACCTCTTCCCCTTGGACTAGGAAGAGGTCTTTAGCTCGAAAGTGGAGAATGAGCTACTATTAAAATAGCAAGATATCAAAATTATGCTAAAGATTATAAGACCTATTGTTTTTGCTTTCCTTCGTGGCAATGCAATAAAAAAACTCGCATTAGATATTATGCGAGCTTTAGTCAAAAAAACAGATAATACTGTTGATGATAGGTTAGTTGATTTATTAGAACAGAATCTCTTTCCTAGTAAAAAAGTAAGTCAACTGCCCCTGTAGTTACTTCCCCACTTTTACTTTAGTCTTTTTTGTTTTCTTCTTTTTAGAAGATCCATAACCTCTTGTTTGTAATTCCATTTTTAAAATGTAACTATAAACAGTATATCTTTATTGCCTTATATATCTAGTACGTTAATTTAAAAATAAAGAACATGTTATGGATATACTTATGCCTTGGTCTGATTGGTTTACTAAACAAGCAAAAAAACGTAAAAAAGTTGAAAAATGGGTTATGGCAGATGTATCACTAGAAGAAGAATTAAAAGTAGAAGTATTTTTAAGACATATTATTGATTGTTTAGAACCTGATGAAATACCAGATCTTATAAGTGCATTATCAAAAGAAAATTACAGATTAGTCAAAATAATTAATCAGGCGGGTGAACATATAGATAAAATTAATACTAAATCTTTCTTTCCCAAAAGTAAGCACAATCCTTAGCCCATATTCCACCACTTGCTTTACCTTCTGGCATCCCAAGACCACATTCTGCTTTAACAACTAAATGGTGAATACAATCAACGCATAAAGGGTGATCTCTACTCATACATCTAGCATCAGCATAAAGATATTCCGCTTCTAAAATAGCGGGTTC